TAAGTTTGATCTAGATAACTTACAGTTGCATCTATTGCACTGGCTGTGCCTGCTCTTATTCTTAATTTATCATTTGCTTCCATAATTATTTTTGATCCACTTATAACTTCCAAAGAAGATCCTGCAGGAACTGGAGCATTTCGTAAAAGATAAACATCATCACCACCAGATTCAAGATAAACATCTACGTCTGTACTAGCTGCGACTTTGTTTGAGAGGAGAACACTTAATAAAACTAAAGTTGAACTACCACCTGCTGTGACAACTACTGCGGTACTATCAGTTATAACTGCTGTAACAACATTGGATTTGGTGTCACTTTTGAAGGTATTTGCCATATCAGCCTAAAGCAAGAATTAATGCAATTTGATCGGAAAAATCGGTAGTAGTTGCAGATAATGTTCCCGTTATAGTTACATTACCTGGAATTGTTACTGCCCCATTAGAATCTATTGTAAGACGGCTAACTCCTCCAGTAACTAAAGATATATTATCTGCAGAAGGACTAATAAGACCTGTATTTGCATCTCCGTTAAATTTGAGAGCACATTGATTTACATTTCCTTGAGCTAAAACAGAATTAGATCCATCTGATCTTAATAATGGAAATCCTCCATTTGTAATTGCATCATGTATTACAACAGTTTTTAACGAGGTATCTACTGTAACTTCACCATCTGCACCTTTAAAACCAGTGTGCTCAGCTGTTGTTCCTCTTCTAAATTGAACTTGGGTTGACATAATACTATCCTAAAGCCACTGCTATTGCAGTAGCAAAATCTTCTGTCCCTATTGTCCCATTATTATCTGGAACAGTTAGGGTTCGAGTTGTGCTACCTGAAATTCCTGAACATTCAAATGCTAATTTCTTAGTAGCATCTGAATTATCTTTTACTCTAAAAACATTATCTGCAAACTCTGATCCACCTGCATTCGCATCTACATATGCTTTAACTGATTGTTGTGTGGGTACTTTTGTAGCACTGTCAGATGACATATTATCTTCATCAACAACAAACTGCATAGCTGCTATAGATGTGTCACTGTTCATTACTGCACCAGCAGCATTTACATTAGTTGCATCAGTGACATCTGCTCCATCTTCAACATTTATCATTGTGCGGAGATTAGCTGGTGTAATCTCTTCAATAGCTCCAGCACCACTGGAATCTCTACCTAAAATTCTATTCGTGGCTGATACATTTTGAATTTTGGCATAAGTTACTGCATCATCGGCTATATTTCCTGTTGCGACTGCAGTTAGATAGCCAGCCCCATTTGTAATTGCATTATTGTTTAGAGAAATATTTGCTGTTCCATCGAAAGAAACCCCAGCTATGGTTCTAGCATTTGCCAAAGCTGTTGCTGTCGCAGCATTTCCTGTAGTCGATCCTGATGATCCAGAAACATTACCAGTCACATTACCTGTTAATGCACCAGCGAATCCTGTTGCTGTTAGTACTCCTGATGAAGAATTAAAAGCTAAGTTTGATCCACTCTTAGGAGCTAAATTACCAGTGGCAGCAGTAGCAAATAAAGGAAAGCAAGTAGTATCAGAAGATTCGTCAGCTACAGTTACAGTTGTTGCAATAGCAGCAGTTCCAGAAGTGTCCTGACTTCCAGAGGCGTTTACACCTGGAAGATTTATATTTGCTGATCCATCAAAACTTACACCACCAATAGTTCTAGCTGTAGTTAAAGTTGCTGCTGAACCAGTTGTATTTTGATTAAGGGTTGGAACTCTTGCTGCTGGAATTGTTCCGCTTGTTAATAAATCAGCACTATGATCAGTAAGATTTAACGTAACAGCACCAGAAGTTCCTCCTCCAGATAATCCTGTACCTGCTGTAACAGCAGTTATATCTCCAACTGGGACAGTAGCTATCTGAGTAGCCACATAAGCCTTGATTGACTGCTGTGAAGCTACCTTAGTAGCTGAGTCACTAGCAAAGTTATCTTCATCTAAAAATGCATCTCCAGAAAGACTTCCTGTAATAGCTGGGCTTGTTAAAGATTTATTTGTAAGAGTTTGTGATCCAGTGAGAGTTGCGACTGTTGAGTCTATGGCTAAAGTTACAGCTCCTGAACTACCACCTCCAGATAAACCAGTGCCAGCATTAACAGCTGTGATATCTGCTGATATTCCTGCAATCGCATTAGTTACATAGGATTGTGTTGCTATAGTTCCATTCGAATCAGGAAATGTTAATGTACGTGTTTGACCACCTGTAATGGATGCAGAGCTAAAAGCACCAATTTTTGTATTATCTGAATTATTTCGAATTCTGAATCCACTATCATTTGTAACTACTGCAGTAGAAGTTATAGAGGCTAAACCTGTAAATGAAGATGCACTACCTCCGAGAGCAACACCAGTACTACCTATAGTTAATGAGCTATTCGCAAGATTACTGTTAGCAATTGAAGATGCTGTAGTGAGGACTGTCCCTGTCTCAGCTGGTAAAGTCAGTGTCACGTCTGCAGTTGATGCAGGTCCTACGAGGGTCGCAGAGTTTGTTCCATTATCAGTATCCTCTTTAAAAATTATGCTTCCAGCAGAACTTGAAGATCCTGTAATAGTTGGAGCAGTAAGACTTTTATTTGTTAAAGTTTCAGTTCCTGTTGTAGAAACTAATGTGGCATTTGAAACAGCAGTATTAAACTGAGCAAAAGTTCCAGTTAAAGTATTATTTGCTAAATTTACAGATTTATTTGTTAAAGTTTCAGAACCTGTTGTAGAAACAAGTGTTGCATCAGTAACAGCAGTGTTGAACTGAGCAAAGGTTCCTGATATTGTATTATTTCCAAAAGTTAAAGTTTTATTTGTAAGTGTTACTGAATTAGTTAAAGTTACTGGATAAACAATATCGCTTGTTAATGCGACTGTTCCTGTAGCATTTGGAAAAGTAATTGTTTTGTCAGACCCAGTTGTATCGGTTGCAGTTAGAGTAGTTTCAAAATCATTTGCATTAGAACCTTCAAAAACAATATTTCCACTAGCAATTTTTATTGAATTTGCAGCATCAGCAACTCCAGATATTAATGTAGTTGACGCTAAAGAAGTTAATCCAGCAATTGTTGAGGCTGTAGCTCCAAGTGCAACTGCAGTACTTCCAATAGTTATATCATCATTTGCTAATTGAGAATTAGGTATCGCACTGGTTCCTAATACTCCAGTAGAAGAGTTATAAGTTAATCCATTTCCAGACGCTACACTTACTGCACCTCTAGACCTTGCATTTGTAAAATATTGGTTTGTGCCCTCACTTAAATCTGAAGTACTATTCCCTGCAAAATCTAATTTATCAGAGGAAGAATTTAACTCCTGAGTTAAACCAGAGATCAGTACTAACGACTTCCTAGTTGCCATTTCTTATCTCTATCAAGTTCTAACCGAAAGAACTTATTAATATTTATTTTACGATGACCAAACTGTCAGCTTAAAAGAATAGGAGGTTCAAGTCTTATGACTAATTGAGCAGTATTTACAGCTTCTCCGACTCTAGTAACATATTGACCTGCACTAGAAGGAGGAGTTTTAACGATAGATCCTGCAGAGGCAGCAGATAAATAATACTCATCACCTGCGTCTAATCCTGAATTTGCAATAGCTCCAGCAACAATTACTCTTGCTGTCTGTCCTTGGCTAACAGTAGTTTCAACAAATCCAGCCACAAATGCTTTATCTAAAGTATCACTTGCTATAGCTTTTCCTATCTGTCCATCACTCGCTCTTGAATAAACAGCATCACCTTGATTTAAATTTTCAAAAGCAGTAGTTTCATAACCAGTAACTTTTTGAGCAACTATGCCAGGAAAGGCATTTTTTAAGTCTATTAATACTTCGGTTAAACCTTGAGCATTAGGGGGATATGGTACGTAAGACATTAGCTTAATTTAATTGGAGGTTCTATTTGAATAGCAAATTTTGTTGTAGTTCCAGCTTCTCCTACTCTTACAACAGCCTGACCTGCTGAAGATGGAGGAGTTTCAACAATGGCTCCAGCTGTTGATGCAGATAGAAAATACAAATCACCTGCATTTAAACTTGACAATGTTTTTACACCTGCAACTACGACTTGTAATGTTTCTCCAGTATTGGCAGCTATGTTTGCAAATCCAACTACTATAGAATTTTCTGCAGTCCCATCAGATGCAATAGCTTTACCAACTCTTCCATCACTAGTTCTCATAAACAAAGCATCTCCATCTGCAACATTCTCAAAACAAATTGCGTTAAAAACTACTTGAGCAGGAGCAAACGATGGAAATCCTTCTTTAAGATCAACAATAATATCAACTAAACCTCTGTAGTTAGGCTCATATGGCTCACGAGTTTTTGTAATATTATTAGCTACCATTAAATCTCTTAATGCAGCAATAGCTCCTTGTATATTTGGTTCGTATCCTGTAGCCATAATTTTCTCTTATAATTATCTATTTTAAACTGTGCCTACCATTATAATTAAGGTATGGAACCTCAAGTCATTGCAGCAATTATTTCTGGTAGTATTGGAGCCTTTGCAGGTATAACAAGGGCTTTAGGAAATTTTAGTAAAAAATTAGATAGAAGATTTGAAAATGTTGAAAGAAAAGTAGAAAAATTAAAAAATGAAGTTTTACATGATTATGTATTAAAAGAAGATTTTTTAAGAGAAATGCAAGCTGTTCATACTAAATTAGATAGAATTTTAGATCATTTATTAAATAAATAATTAAGT